ATAACAAGACTTGCAGCTAGAATTCACACCTTACGGAATAAAGGCTACGGAATTAACACTACGACAACGAGCAACGGCAAGTCAGGATATGCCACTTACTCAATGGACTAGCCTTTTTTAACAAAAGTGTTACCATTCACCCCTAGCTTGAGGCTAAAAGCAATCACTGGGGGTGAATGTGTTAAAGATAGAATATGTCGCTACGGACGACTTGATACCGTATATCAACAATTCACGCACTCACTCTGAGTCGCAAATTAAGCAAATCGCTGCATCTATTCGCGAATTCGGCTTTACCAATCCTATTCTTATTGACGAACAGAACACCGTGATAGCAGGTCATGGCAGACTGCTAGCAGCCGACTTTCTTTCGCTTAGTAAAGTTCCATCTATCCGATTAACTGGTCTTACAGACGAGCAGCGTCAGGCATACGTTATTGCTGATAACAAACTAGCATTAAATGCTGCATGGGACGAAGATATGCTAAAGCAGGAGATAGAAACCCTGCAAATGCTAGATTTTGACTTAGATTTAATTGGATTCTCTGATGCTGAGATAACATCTCTATTTTTAGAGCAAGAAGAGGGAGCAAACAACGCTGAAGAAGAATGGACTGATATGCCTGAATTTAATCAGCCTGACAATATGTCTTACCGTCATGTAATTGTTCACTTTGAAACCCCTGACGATGCAAAAGAATTCTTTAGTATTATAAGTCGAAGCGATACTGGAAAAACTAAAACTATTTGGTTTCCTGAGCAAGAAACAATGGACACAGAATCTAAGCGGTATGAGTAAAGACCTTCAGCCACAGTTTCCTTTGTATATTCCGTCTAAAGGCAGACACGAGTATATGATTACTAGCAAGCAGCTTAGTTTAATGGGTGTTAAGCATTATGTTGTTGTAGAGCCACAGCAAGTTAGTGATTACGAGAAAGCTGTTAGAGAAATGAAGCTGCTGACTACTGTGCTTCCACTAGATATGTCATACAAAGATAAATATGAGCTTTGTGATGAGTTTGGATTAACAAAAAGCACTGGTCCTGGTCCCGCAAGAAATTTTGCTTGGGAACACTCTATATCTAATGGATATGATTGGCACTGGGTTATGGATGATAATATAGCGTCATTCCGAAGGCTAAATAATAATGAAAAAGTAAAATGCAAATCTCCTGCTTTTTGGAGAGCTATGGAAGATTTTTGTTTGCGGTATACAAATGTAGGGATGGCTGGACCAAACTATTTTATGTTTGCTAATGCTAGAGCTAAACAGCCACCGTTTATTGCTAATACAAGAATCTACTCGTGCAATTTAATTCGCAACGATATTCCATTTAGATGGCGTGGAAGATATAACGAAGACACCATTATTTCTTTAGATATGCTAAAAGCAAAGTGGTGCACGATACAGTTTAATGCTTTTTTACAAGAAAAAATGCCAACACAGGCAGTAAAAGGTGGTAATACAGAGGAGTTCTATCACAAAGAGGGAAGTGTTAAAAAGGGTCAAAAATACGCTGATACTGGCACTATTGCTAAAAGCCAAATGCAGGTTGCCGTACATCCAGATGTTTCTAAGTTAGTTTGGAAATTTAATAGATGGCATCATAGCGTTGACTATACGCCGTTTAAGAATCAAAAATTAATTAAGAAATCAGACATTAATATATCAAATGCAGTTAACAACTACGGTATGGGACTAAAGCAGCGTGTCAAATAAAGTTGGTATTACAGCATCGTGCTTTGATTTGCTCCACGCAGGGCATATAGCAATGTTAAAAGAAACTAAAACGCATTGCGATTACTTGATTTGCTGTTTACAGGTAGACCCAACGCTAGACAGACCTGAAAAAAATAAGCCAGTTCAAAGTCTAGTTGAGCGTTATATACAGTTACAGGCTACAAAGTATGTTAATGAGATAATTCCTTACGCATCTGAGCAAGATTTAATGGAAATACTTACGACATATCAAATAGATGTAAGATTTATTGGCGAAGAATACAAGGAAAAACAGTTTACTGGTTTTGAGTTAGATATACCGATTCACTATAACGCTAGAAAGCACAGCTTTTCATCTAGCGAGCTAAGAAAGAGACTAGGCGATTCGTGGGAATAGTATGAAGATTGGAAACCAAGGTGACGGCGGGGGAAGACCCGCTACAGAATTCGACCAAGACCAAATTAACTTGGTAGAGAAACTCGCCGCAGTATTAACAAAAGCGCAGCTATCTGATTACTTAGGTATATCGGAGAACACTTTTCGTGCCGTAGAAGACCGTCAACCAGAAGTTTCTGAGGCGTATAAAAGAGGAAAGGGCAGGGCTATAGCAAGCGTGGCTAGTAATCTTGTCAATCAAGCGCAGAACGGTAACACAACTGCGGCTATCTTCTATCTCAAGACCCAAGCAGGTTGGAAAGAGCAAGACACGACCACAATATCCACCAACGAAGACAATGTTATACAGATAGTCCGTGCAACTAAGCCTGACTGAGCCACAAGAAGAGTTCCTATGCTCCGAAGCTAAGTACCCTGCGCTAGTCGGTGGGCTTGGTAGCGGAAAGACAGTAGCGGGAATATCTAGGCTTATCTGCCTGATGGTTCAAGACCCTACTATCAACGGCGCTTACTATATGCCGACCTATGATTTGCTTAGGTTGCGCGCACTGTCTGGGCTTGAAGAAGAATTAGAAAAGTTAGGGCTGTCATTCAAAACCAACCGCTCCGAATACACTGTGCAGATTCACGGATTCGGCATGATTATTCTGCGTAGCTATGACCGACCAGAAAGAATCGTTGCCTATGAGGTAGCGCATAGCATAGTGGACGAGCTAGATACCCTGCCCAAAGATAAAGCTGCGCTAGTCTGGCGAAAGATAAGTGAACGCAATCGGCAAAAGTGCAAGCATCCTGCGGGTAATACAATCGGCTGCGTGACTACACCAGACCAAGGCTACAGCGGTTTTGTATATCAAAAGTGGGTAAAGTCATTACAAGATGGCTACGTGGTTATTAATTCGCCTACAGCATCTAATCCTTTTTTGCCTGACGGTTATATTCAACAGATTAGGGATAACTACGACCCAGTTTTAGCTGACCTATTCCTTAAAGGCGAGTTCGTAAGTCTATCTGCTAACAAGGTTTACCACTTCTTCGCTAGGGAAAAACATCACACAGACCGCACGATTACTGACGCTGACAAGTTTCTCCATGTCGGAGTTGATTTCAATATTGGTGGATGCTGCGCGATAGTTAGCGTTATAGATGGTAAAGACCCGATTACAGTTGACGAATTTATCAGCCACGACACTAGAGATTTCTGTGCGCGTTTATCTAAATACGAGCAGCAAGGTAGGAAAATAACCGTATACCCTGACGCTAGTGGAAAGTCTGGTAGCACTAACGCAACTGGGTCAGATATTGATATAATACGGCAGCACGGTTACGCTGTAGACTGTCCGAATGCGAATCCTATGGTTAGAGACCGTATAAACGCAGTGAACGGATTGCTATCGCATGACCGATGGCTAGTGAATACGGATACCTGTCCACAATTAACTGATGCGCTAGAGTCGCAAGGTTATGTAAAAGGGCAGCCCGAAAAGTTCAGTGAACATCCTGCTATAGACGACTGGGTTGATGCGGCAGGTTATTTTATCAACCGCAAATGGTCGCTGGGCAGACCTGTCGTGGTCACAGATATAGGTATGGCACGATGAGCATAGATTTCAAGAACCCGAAGTATCGGGACAATGTAGACAAGTGGGAATTGGTAAATGATATTTGCGATTCCACTAACCTCAAAAAGTATTTGGTACAGCTAAACCCTAAAGACGTATCCGTTGAGAATGTAGAGCGCAACTCGCAATTCTTTAAGCGCAGCGTATTCGCCGCAGTCGCAGGATATACGAGTCGTGGGTTTGTAGGTAAAGCGTTTACCAAACCGCCAACACTAGAAGTCCCTGAAGAGCTTGAGTATGTATCTACGGATATAAACGGCGCAGGTGCATCTATCTATCAACAATCACAGGAAGTAATGCGTGACGTTATCCGTGTTGGTCGTTCTGGTTTATTGGTAGATTTCCCAACTACAGACGGTGAAGTATCACGCGCTGATATTCTTAATGGTAATATTTTCGCTACTATCACACGCTTTGATTGCCGACAGATTATTAACTGGCAGACAGAGCGAGTCGGTTCAAAGGTTATGCCAACGCTTGTCGTGTTAACCTCTACGGTTAGCGAGCCAAAGTCTGACGGCTATGAGTTTGAGCTAAAAGAAATCTGGATAGAACTGGCGCTTGAAGAAGGCGTATATGTTCAGAGAGAGTGGCGCAGGAATGACCACAATGAATACTACGTTTACAGCGAGACTATCCCACGTGATGGATTTGGTAACACTTTAGACTATCTGCCGTTTGTTTTCGTTGGCTCAGAAATGAACACTACCAGTGTTGACCACCCGCCAATGTACGATTTGGCTAAGATAAATCTAGGTCATTACAACAACTCCGCTATCTACGAAGACTCAGTATTTACAGTCGGGCAGGTTCAGCCGTGGATGTCTGGGCTAAACCAAGAAACCATTGAGCTAATGCAGTCAAACAATATGTATATCGGCTCAGGTAGATTGATTGGCGTTCCATCTGGCGAGACATTCGGCTTTGCTCAGGCGAGCCCTAATATGCTTGCGCGTGAAGCTATGATGGACAAAGTTGAGCTAATGATTGGCTTAGGCGCTATGTTCATGCGGTCGGGTGGTGCGGCTAAAACTGCCACACAGATTGACGGTGAGCTAATGACTTCACATTCAGTGCTGTCTTTAATCGCTAATAATGTTTCCGAAGCCTACTATGACGCGCTTAAAATGGCGGCACAGTTTATGGGTGTTCGTGGTGATACCTACTGTAAATACGACATTAGCCAAGACTTTATTGACCCGAAAGCAGACGCGCAAATGCTTAACGCTGTGGTTGCTTCATTCTTGCAAGGCGTTCTGCCGATTAGTGACCTATTTGCTTGGCAGAAGAAGCACGGTCTAATCCATGCCGAAAAAGAGTTTGAAGATTACCAAGAAGAAATAGGCATCCAAGAAACCATGGTTGACCTAGAGGAAGACTAATGGCTACAGCACCAGAGGAGCTAATAAACATAGCGACTCGCCATCAAGTCTATCTGGAAAGGCTAAAGACAGGCGAAGCTAACAAGGTTGGCGATTTTCTAAAGAAGATTGACCAATCTGTTAGCGCTCGTTTGGCTAATAAAAACCTAACCGAGTTTTCTAGGGACAGACTTAACCAGTTGCTGCTTTCTGTACGCTCAGACATGGATATATTAGCGCAAGAATTCTCTAAGACTGTAGCAAAGCAATCCTTAGAATTAGCTGACTACGAGGCAGGTTTTGAACTGCGCTCTTTAGAGCAAGTATCTGCTGCTGAGTATGTAGTCCCCGCAACGGCGGCTATTGCTGTGGCTGTTCTAAATAATCCATTAACTATGCTTGGGTTTGGAAATGGGCAGTTGCTAGAGCCTTTTGTAAAAGATATGTCTAAAAAGACTTTAGACAAAGTAGCAGGGGCGATTATGTCAGGCTACTACGAAGGCCAAACAACTAATCAAATCTTGCAAACAATTCGAGGCACAAGAGCTGCTAAGTTTAAAGACGGCATTGTTGGCGAAATGAATCGCAGTGCTAAAGCTATTACAAGAACAGCGTTGCAACACGCATCATCGCAAGCTAGAGAGCAAGTTTGGGCAGAAAACGCAGATATAGTGAAGAAAATAAAATGGGTTAGTGTGCTAGACGGTAGGACTTCTTCTCAGTGTAGAGCTTTAGATGGTCAAGTTTTTCAAGAAAATCCAGTAAGAAAAGGACCAAGACCGCCACTACACTTAAACTGTAGAAGTACCATAGTCGGAGTCCCAGACGCGAGATTTGCTTTTTTAAGAGAAGATGCCACAAGGTCTGCGCGAAATGCTAAAGGCGAAGTGATTTCCGTTCCCGCCGATGAAACTTACTATGATTGGTTAAAGCGTCAACCTAAAAACTTCCAAGAATCTATAATTGGCATAAATAGAACAAAACTACTAAATAACGGTGGTCTCACTTCTGAGAAATTCACCAAGCTACAGCTAAACAAACAATTCAAACCGATGACTTTAAAAGAAATGCAAAAACTAGAACCGCTCGCATTTGAAAAAGCGGGAATTGACTAGCATTGACATAAAAGTTTTGCAAGTTACAATGACGGAATCGTAAGCAGGGCTTACTTTAATCACAGGGTGATATAATGATTGAGTTTAAGTTAGATAGTTTAGAAAACATTGACGAATCCTTACAAGGGCTTTATGAGCAAACAGATACTGGGTATCAGCTTAAAGTTACAGGCATTCCTGAGCCAGAGAAAGAAGATTTAAGTGGCCTCAAGAATAAAGTTGATGAGTTGTTGCGAGAAAAGAAAGCAGCATCGCAGAAAGCGCGGGAAGCAGCGGAAGAAGCAGAAGCAGCAAGACTTGAAGCAGCAAAGAAAGGTAATGATACAGAGGCTTTAGATAAATCTTGGCAAGACAAGTTTAACGCTAGGGAAATAGAGCTAAAGAAAGAGCTAGAAGAATTGTCAGGCACTCTTGTTAAGCTAACAAGTGGGCAAACGGCAACAAAGATAGCGGCAGAAATCGCAGTACAAGGTTCGGCAGATGTTTTATTGCCACACCTAGAAAGACGTTTAAGAACAGAATTCAGAGAAGGCAGTCCTGTTACTGTTGTTCTCGATAAAGATGGTAAGCCTTCAGCTATGTCAGTTGATGAGCTTAAAGCAGAATTCCAGAATAGCGCAGCTTTTGCTCCGTTAATTGTGGGAACAAAAGCCAACGGCGCAGGGCGTACAGGTGGCAATGAATCTAGCGGGGCTGGAGTCAATGAAGTGAGTCGGTCGGAGTTTGACCGAATGAACCAAGCGCAACGCGCAAACTTCGCCAAAAACGGCGGTAAACTTAAAGACGATTAAAGGTAATCTCTCATGGCTAATGTTCTAACTGACTTAGCGGCAGACATCTACAAGGCGGCAGACATTGTTGGCCGTGAGCTTGTTGGTGTTATCCCTTCAGCAACAATTAACTCAGACGCAACTGCTCGTGCAGCACAGGGCGATACTATCCGCTCTTTCGCTACTCGCAACGCGACTGTTACAACCGTTTCACCTTCAATGACTATCCCTGAAGGCACAGACCAAACTGTAGACAATAAGACAATGGCTCTTAGCACTACAGCATCTGTTCAGATTCCGTGGACAGGCGAAGACATGAAGCACGTCAACAACGGCGCAGGCTTTGAAACTATCTACGGCGACCAGATTCAGCAAGCTATGCGCGCTATCTCTAACCAAATCGAAGCTGAAGTTGCTGCGGATGTAGCTAAGAACGCTTCACGCGCTTTTGGTATTGCGGGTACTACTCCTTTCGCTAACAACTTTGCGGAAGTTGCTGAGATTCGTCAGATTCTCGTAGATAACGGTATGCCTTCAAATGACGGTATGGCTTCTATTGTGATGAACAGCGTTGCGGGCACTAACCTGCGTCAACTCGCTTCACTACAGTCCGTCAATACTGCGGGTTCTAGCGACCTTCTCCGTCAAGGCACTTTGCTTGACCTCCAAGGCTTGATGATCAAAGAGTCTGCGGGTATTTCAAGCCACACTAAAGGCACTGGCGCAAACTACATTACTGACGGCACTTACGCTGTTGGCGCTACTGCAATTACAGTTGACGGCGGTACTGGTACTATTCTCGCAGGTGATGTAATCACTTTCGCGGGTGATACTAACAAGTATGTCGTAACTGGCGCTCTTGCAGGTGGTGTTGTAACTATCGGTGCTACTGGTCTACGCGAATCACTTGATGATGGCGTTGCTCTTACTGTTGGCGATAGCTTTACTGGTAACGTAGCTTTCCACAAAGCTGCTGTTGAAATCGGTATGCGTCCAATGGCACAACCTACTGGCGGTGACGCTGCGGTTGATCGTCTGACAGTACAAGACCCAGTTAGCGGTCTCGTGTTTGAAATAGCTGCCTACAAAGGCTACAACAAGGCGATGTTTGATGTGTCTTGCTTGTACGGCTACAAAGTATGGAAGCCTGACTTCGCTGCTGTACTTCTCGGCTAAACGGAACGGGGGGCTTCGGCTCCCCTTTTCCCTTTCTGGGGTTATCATGGCAAAAGATTCAAGACTCACTCGTTTAGGTCTGGATAAGTACAACCAACCAAAGCGCACTCCTAACCATCCGACCAAATCTCATGTTGTTGTCGCTAAAGAAGGCGATGAAATAAAAACGATTCGCTTCGGACAACAGGGGGTTTCAGGCTCACCTAAACGCGCTAACGAAAGTAAAGCTGATGCTGCTCGCAGGGCTTCCTTTCAGGCAAGACACGCTGAAAACATAAAGAAAGGTAAGATGAGCGGTGCGTACTGGGCAAATAAAGTGAAATGGTAACTATATGTACAATAAAGGCAAAAAAAAGAAGCCGAAAGGCAAGTAGGGATATTAAATGGCTACCTTGATTGTTGAAAATGGCTCTATTATCGCAGGTGCTAACACCTATGTGACTATAGCTGAATACATAGCCTACGCTGAAGGCTTTGGCGTTACGGTTGAAGATACCAATGCTTTCAAAGTACAGCTAATCAAAGCTGCCCAATATATCGCTAGCAAAGAATCGCAGTTAATGGGTGACATGGTAGAGCGTTATCAGCCGCTATCTTATCCACGAAACAATCTGACCGACTTAGATAACTTCAGTTGGCAGAATAACGAAATACCTACACTGGTGAAGAATTGCCAGATGTCGCTCGCACTAGACATACAAGCGGGTGAAGACTTATATAACCTTTCTCAATCTAGCTCAGTAGGCATTAAGAGCGAAGAAGTGAAAGGCGCAGTTAAGGTTGAATACGCTATAGCTGACAGCCAAAGAATCGCTAGGCATTCACGCAGCCAATCATTGCTCGCTGCTCTTATGGTTCGTGGCGGTCTTGGTATACCGTTGGTGATGGGCTAATGAGTGAAGCCTTCTATAACAGCATAGCGGCTACTGCTTCTAAGCTGATTACTAAGTTTGGCGCTGTGGGTGAAATTAAACGCACCACAGGAGACTCTATAGACCCTGTGACAGGCACTGTAACTGCGGGCACTACGGTTATCTATAGTCCAAATACAATCGTTCAGAAGTACGCTGACGAGCTTATAGACGGTGCTAGAATATTAAGTAGTGATCGTATGATTATTTTAGACAATACTATTGAGCCTGTTTCTACTGATACAATAACTATTCGTGGTGAAAACTGGTCAATCGTATCAATCAAAGAGTCTAGCCCTGCGGGTATTCCGTTGGTTTATTTTGTACAGGCAAGACGATGATAATCAAAAACGCAGAAGATATAGCCAAACGCGCTAATTCCACACTTGATGAATTTGTGCGCGCAGTAAAGATTGAGTTGTTTACTGGCGCTATCATGGACAGCAGAGTAGACACTGGCCGTATGAGAGGGAATTGGCAGTGTACAGTTGGTTCTGCTGCTACTGGTACTGTTGATAATTTAGACCGTAACGGTGCGGAGACGGTTCGAGATATGGAAAAGAAGTGTGGTGGCGCAGGTGATACTAGCTACCTAACTAACAATGTTCCTTATGTCGGAATTTGGGAAGAGCGCGATGGAATGGTCGCTAAAAACATTGCCAGAATAGAAACGAATATTAGGAAGTTTGCAAAATGAGCATAAAAATTGACCAAGCATTCGTGCAGTCTTTTGTAGATGGCTCTTTTGACATTCCAGTTAATTACGAAAATATGCCTTACACACCTGTATCGGGTACAGCGTATGCAGAGCTTATAAACATACCAAACCCTATAGATTCTATGACTCTTTCTGATATGAACGAGACAAGCGGAATTTTTAGAGTTATCTTGCGCTATCCTATAGACGGCGGGGCGATTGCTCCAAAGACTAAAGCAGAGGAAATTATGGCGCATTACCCAATTGGGAGTAGCGTTGCATATTCTGGACAATCTGCGACAATACGCTCAGTAAGCCGCCAAGCAGGAACAGTAATGGATGCTTGGTACACAATTGTCGTTTCGATACGATATATTTCATTTATAACGAGGTGATTTATGCCTGATACAGTACAGACCCTTGTCGAAACCACGATTGGTGTTTCGGCTTCTTTACCCGCTACCTTTGATGACACTGGTTATGGCGCTCTTACTTTTACCACAGTTGGTCAAGTAACTGATTGGACTCCAGGTGGTCAAGTTTATAATGTTGTAACGAGCAACCCTATTGCTCAACGCAGCACTGATAAGTACAAAGGTACTTTCAATAACGGCGCAGATTCTATTACGGTAAACCGTGATGATGACGATGCCGGACAAGTTATTATTCTTGCAGCTCTAGCAGCGGATACCGATTATTCTTTTGAGGTTACATACCGAGATGGAACAATTGACTATTTCACTGGTAAGGTTGTTTCTTTTGATACTGTCGCTGGGGGCGCAGACTCAATAGTTCAAAAGACTATTAGTTTGGAGCGCACTCGTTCGACAGTTACTGCATAAGGTAGCTCAGAATGGATTTAGCGCAATTTGATTTGAAAGAAGCTGCGAATAGCGGCATTAGTGTTGACCTTGCTCACCCTATAACGGGTGAAACGCTTGAAGACGATAAGGGCAAAAGTATTAGCATTAAAATACTTGGGCGTGATTCGGCTAAATGGCAACAGGCTCAAAAACGAAATGCCGCAAAAAACGCAAACAAGTATCGCAATGGTAAAGTGCCTGACGCTGAAGTCGAACGACAAGTTCGTGATTTATTAGCTGAATGCACAGTGTCTTGGTCGGGCATTGTATACAACGAAGAAGCTCTGAAGTGCAATAAAGAGAATGCTTTGATGATATACGAAAAACGGTCATGGATTGCCGAGCAAATGTTGGAAGCTGCTGCTGATAGGGCTAACTACATTTTTACTTAAGCCAGCTACTTGAAGATTATGTTCGCTACTGGGCTTGGCTCACTACGAACCAGAAAGGCGCTACGAAGGCACGAATTGAGTCGATGATTGACCCAATTATGCCCGACATAGCGCCTTTTTCTTATGTCATAGACTTGCTTGCACAGATTGGACCAAGCGAAGTCACATGGCAGGAAATCAGTAGTTGGTGTGCGTTAACTGGAATAGAATTAAGCGTGTGGGAAAGTCACACATTAAAACGACTTTCATCAATTTATACTTCTTGTGCTAGTAGATACCATGACAGTACGGCGGTAGCACCTTACAAGCATATTGAAGCAACTACGATAGATGACGATGCTATTAAACAAGCATTACGGACAGGTAGTTTTAGGAAATAATTATGGCGACTGATTTATATACCGTTGAGATACAAGCTAAATCCACAGGCGTTGCGGCAGCTACTGCCCAAATGGAAAGTCTTGGCAAGCAAAGTTCATTAGCATCTAAAGCTGTGAAGTTGTTTGGTGCTGCTGCGGCAGGTCTTAGCGTTGGCGCTATTTTCCAAAAGATTACTCAAGACACTATCGGTTTCACTAAATCAATTAGTGAGCTATCTGCTATTACTGGTGCTACTGGTAAAGACCTAAAGTTTTACGAAGAGCAAGCAGCGTTAATTGGTAAGACAACAACTTTATCTGCAAGCCAAGCGGCAGACGCATT